TGCTAGTTTAATATTTTGCTTAATTTGTAAAGTATTTCTAAAAGTAAAAAGCCACTCAACTCGTGGCAAGAGTAAAAGTGGCTGGGAATTTGATTTTAAAATCAAGTTCCATAAGTTCAAATAGATTCATTTAATTATGAACTTCACTCTACCGCAAAATAGATTGTAGTTCTTCTTGCTTTTATTATACCACAAATTAGAAAAAATATTGTTTATATAAAATAAAAAATAAAAATTTTTATTAAAAAATTGAAAACTTGATTATAAAGCAATTAATTTATAAAATATATATAAATAAGTAGGTATTTATTTACTTGAATTTCATTGTTTATATAAAAAAAATGGAAAAATATGTAATAATTATATGTTATAATAATTGTAGCAAGGATAATAATCGAAAGTGCGAAGGGTGATTATTTTCATATTAAACGCCAAATTCCAAATAAGGAAGGAGGTGAAATTATATGATAGGTTTTTTATTAAGCATACTAGCTGGTGTTATATCAGCTTATATTTATGACAAAATAAAAAATCACCCAGACGCCAATAAGGGTGATTTAAAAAAATAATTCTTTAAATCAATTTTGATGGAAATAGCTACTCTTGTATAAAGTAAATTATTTCCTTGCTTTTATTATACCACAAATTGGTACAGATATTCAAAAATAATATTTTTATGATATAATAAAAATGTAGAGATTTTGCAGTGAGCGATATTTGTTACAAAATATGGCTTAACACTTGAAATCTAAGATGTTGAGGGTGTGTGATAAATGTTATCAATTGCACTACTCATGGTTCACTGCAAATTTGAGAGAGATGCGTATGTGTAGGTATTGGAAATGCCAAGTTTATTTTGGGGTTTTAGATTAACTATATGGAATGTAAATCAACTAACTAACTGATTTGCACAATCAATATTTACAAGTTTTAGATTAACTATATGGAATGTAAATTGTCTGTAACAGCTATATTTTTAGCCTCTTGGTAATCGTTTTAGATTAACTATATGGAATGTAAATCCAGGGTTGCTCCCACCACTCTCTAGTATTATTTGAGCGTTTTAGATTAACTATATGGAATGTAAATCCCTATGATTTGCCGATTTCTGGGACTGTTACAGTTCCGTTTTAGATTAACTATATGGAATGTAAATGAATTAGTAGAGTACAAAAATTTAAAGTCAGAATTTATGTTTTAGATTAACTATATGGAATGTAAATTCTAATTTAGTTGTTAAAATAAATTCTTTACCAATTGTTTTAGATTAACTATATGGAATGTAAATCAGTCTATATCTATAATTCCTTCTTGTTTATATATCTGTTTTAGATTAACTATATGGAATGTAAATTTCGCAACTTATGATGGTGAAATGATTACATTAACAGGTTTTATATTAACTATGTGGTATGTAAAGGGAACATAAGGTAAATCATAAGAAACTCCAACAAGAATTTTATATTAACTATGTGGTATGTAAAGATCACTTTTTCTCAAGCTCTTACAATGATGAAAAAATTTTATATTAACTATGTGGATTCAAAATTAAATAAACAAAGAAAGCACTTACAAATATGTAGGTGCTTTTGTTTTGCTCAAATTTGGTCGGTTGGGTAAAATAGTTAGAAAAAATTGGGATAAGTTATTGACTTTTGTCTGCCGAAACTATATAATATAATTAAGGCAGACAAAAGTGAGGTGAAGATATGCCAAGTAAAAAAATAGGTAGACCTACAGATAATCCTAAAGGCAGTAGAATAACTATAAGATTAGATGAAGAATCTAAAAATATTCTAGAGAAATACTGTGAAAAAGAAGATATAGACAAAGCCGAAGGAGTTAGAAGAGGTATAAAACTACTAAAAGACAAATAAAAAGTAGCCCAACCGCCGACCAAAGCAAAATGGACTACTTAACCTAGAGTTATCTCTATATGAAATATTCTATCATGTAAAGATAACTCTTTCAAGATAATAAATCGAAAGGGTGATTTTTGTATGAATAATGAACTGATGAATTTTGAAAATAATGAATTAGGAATAAAAATAAGAACTATTAAATATGAAGATGGAAGTATAGGAATTAATGCAGAGGATACAGCTGTAGGGTTTGGATGGTGTCAGACACAGAATAAAAATGGTAAGCAATATGTATCAATTAGATGGGAAACTATTAATAAATACTGTAAAGAATTTGGTTTCCTCAACTTGTTGGGGAAAGATGAGTATATACCTGAATCATTATTTTATCTTTTAGGTATGAAAGCTAAAAATGAAATAGCAGTAAAATTTCAAACATGGTTAGCAGTAGATGTACTACCATCAATAAGACAAACTGGTGCATACATAACTAACAATGCTAATCCCAAAAAACTAAGAGAAAAAGCAAGTGAGATTGAAAAGTTACAGTTGGCTTATAACAGTACATCTATGCTAAAAGAGTTATTAGATGGTGCAGGCTTTGATAATAAATCAAAACTATTAACAGCAAAGACATTATATAAAAAGGCAGGCATTGATTTACCTATAGAAATTGAAGAAGAGGAATCTTTCTTTGACACAAAACAAATAGCATCTAAACTGAAAATATATTCTAAGAGTAATAAACCAGCACAGTTGGCTGTTTGTGAGATTATTAAAAAGATTGATTTAGAAGATAGTGAAGTTAAGGGAGTTTGGGAGACTAATGGTTCTTGGACTGGTACTGTAAATAAGTATACAGAAAGTGTAATAGATAAGGTTAGTAAATGGATAGAGGAAAATAATAGACCTACCAAGATTGCAGGTGAGAAGAAGAATTTCCATGTGGTTTATAAGATTGAGTAAATTTATCAGTTGTATTAAATAATTTAGTTTAGTTTATTTTAGTTTTGAGGGGGATTAATACAATGTATGAGAATTTACTTAATGAATATAATTTAAAAACTGATGAAGATGTAGAATATTTTGTGAAATTTGCTAATGCGTTATATGAACTAAAACAGAATAGCGAAGAAAAATTTCAAGAATATGCAGAGATACTAAGAGAAATACTTAGAGAACAAGAAGAGAGAAAAAATAAGTAAAATAATATGGATAAAGCACTTGGATATTATGTTGTTTCAAGTGCTTTATTTGGTAAAAAATGGTATAATATAGGTAGGAAATTATATTAACTAAGTGGTATGTAAAGGGAGTAGGCAAGTTTTATAAACAAATAACAGGAAGATTTTATATTAACTATGTGGTATGTAAATTATATGGTGCTTTCCAGTCTTGTGGTTTTACAGGTTCGTTTTATATTAACTATGTGGTATGTAAATGCGTTTAGGAATATGACAGCATCTATTAATACGACAAGTTTTATATTAACTATGTGGACTTAAAATTAAAAATAATCAAAAACACTTACTTGAATAGTAGGTGTTTTTTTATTGAAAGGATGTGATTATAATGTAAAAATTTTACTTATATAGTATAATAATCTTATAAAATTATTGTGCTAGGGGGATTTGTTATGTTTTGTTCGAATTGTGGTGCAGAAATCACAGGCGTAGGCAAGTTTTGTTCAAGTTGTGGGGTTGCTGTAGAAACTGAAATTATTGAAGATAATAATATTAAATCAAATGACCTAATCGTTGATGCAAATGGAATAGAAATAAATATGACTGAAATTTATAGAAAATATAGAAAAGAAAAAGTAAATGCAATAAAAAATGTAATGGAAATAAGTGGTTTGAATATAAAGGAAGCAAAAAAAATAGTGGATTCTTCCTTTGAAGAGTTAAAAATCAATTTTATTGATGATACTATGAGCAATTCAGAAAAGGAAAAAATAATAAATACTCAAAATAGAAAAAATAATATTGAAAAAGCTCAACAAGAATCAGTTGCTTGTTGTCCTAAATGTGGTTCAACATCCTTGACAGCTCAAAAAAAGGGTTTTGGTATAGGAAAAGCAGTAGTAGGAGCGAGTTTAACTGGTGGAATAGGTTTAGTAGCTGGAAATTTAGGAGCAAAGAAAGTTAGAGTAACATGTTTGAACTGTGGCAAGCAATTTTGGGCAGGCAAAAAATAGATGTATTCATAATAAAAACACTTACTAAATTAGTAAGTGTTTTTATTATCTAAATTAACAGAAAGGAGAGCAGAAAAATGGCAACTATACAAACATCTATCCGAATTTTCGACGGAATGACACCTGCTTTTAGACACATGACTAATGCTATGAATATTGTATTAAGTTCATTCGAGCAATTACAAAGAACATCTAGCAATGCTATAGATGCTAATAGTATTAGAACAGCTAGAGAAGAGTTAGCAAGGGCAGAAGCTGGATTTGATAGATTAGAACAACAAATAAGAGAAGCTGATGAACAACAAAAAAGATTTAATGATGATGTTAGAAAAGGAGCAAGTAGTACAGATAAGTTAGTAGAAAATGCTAAAAGATTAGTAGCAACTTATATTGGATTGAGAAGTGTTGGTGGTTTGATTAATTTAAGTGACCAAATGACGAGTACTAATGCGAGACTAGCTATGATAAATGACGGGCAACAATCTGATGGAGGACTCAACAAAATGATATTTCAATCAGCGGAAAGAGCAAGAGCATCTTATTTAGATACTGCAAAAATTGTAAGCAGAGTGGGCATGAATGCAGGCAAAGCATTTAGTAGTACAAAAGAAATAGTAGCATTCGCGGAACAACTTAACAAGAAATTTGTAATTGCAGGAGCAACAACAGAAGAAACTAATTCAGCACTTTTACAACTTACACAAGGTTTAGGAAGTGGCGTGTTAAGAGGCGAGGAACTAAATGCTGTGTTTGAGTCAGCACCTAATATTATTCAGTCTATTGCCGATTATCTCGAGGTCGATATAGGGAAGATAAGAGGTATGGCAAGTGAAGGAATGTTAACAGCAGATATTGTAAAAAACTCCTTACTTTCAGCGGCGGAGCAGACTAATGCAGAGTTCGAGAAGATGCCTTATACATTTGGACAGATTTTCACATCTATCAAGAATAATGCAGTCATGATATTTGGTGTTATACAGAAAAAAATAGAACAATCTATGTCTAGTAAGGGTTTTCGAACCTTTATAGATAATTTTATAGATTCGTTATATGTTTTAGGAGCAGTTGCATTTAGTATTTTTAATGGAATTATAAATATATTAGGAAGTCCATTTTTTCAAGCATTTGTAAATGCTATTATTGTAGGTGTTAGTCTGATAGTGCAAGTGCTTGGCTGGGTAATAACACAAGCATTAAATATTACTAATGTATTTGCTCAGAACTGGAGTATTATTGCACCAATAGTACTTGGAGTTGCAGCTGCTATGTTAGTATATAACAATGCACTATTACTTAGTATAGCTAATAAAGTAAAAGATATTGCGTTATCTGCTAAAACTTTAGCGATGAATTTTGCTCATATAATAGCAGAGTCTTATAGAGCAGCAGCATTAGTAGCAAGCACAATTGCACAGGACGGATTGAACGCAGCAATGGCAGCTTGCCCTATCACTTGGATTTTATATGGAATTATAGCCATAGTTGTTGCCTTTTTTGTAGCTATAGCTGTAATAAATAAATTCGCAGGAACATCTTATTCAGCAATTGGAATTGTTGCAGGAGCATTATCGGGTTTAACAGCATTTATTATAAATAGTGTATTTTTCTGGATTAATGTTTTTATATCATTTGCTGAGTTTTTTACAAATGTATTAGACCATCCAGTTTATTCAGTAAAGAAATTATTTTTTAATTTAGCCACAGCAGTATTAAATAATCTTATATCTATGACAAAAGGATGTGATGAATTTGCTACTAATTTAGCAAACTCTATTATAGATGGAATTAATGGGGCATTAAAAGCTTGGAATAAATTTGTAGATGTCTTAAATAAATTTGGAGGACTTGCAGATAAGTTAGGACTTGGAAAAGCTGATATGGTTGGTCATACAAAGTCTATTACAAGTACACTACAAAAAGCTAAAGGTGATTTAAATAAGTGGCTTGGAGCAGAGCCAGAGGGATACAAATCCTTTAAACAACTAGAGTACAAAAATGTCGGAGATTGGGCTAAAAATGGATATGCATTTGGTCAAAACTTAGAAAATAAAATAAAGGATGCTTTTGACATTAGCAAGATAGCCGAAAAAGCAAAAAAAGATTTAGGTCTAGATGACCTTTGGGATAAAAAATACGGACTTGGTGATGGATTGGGTTCAGCTGGATTAAATTCACCTTTGAGTGACGCAGCAAAAGGAGCAAAGGACACAGCAGGAAACACTGCAAAAATGGCTAAAACTATGGATAAAAGTCAAGAAGACCTTAAATATCTTAGAGATATAGCAGAGCAAGAAACAATCAATAGGTTTACAGGAGTCAACATTAAAATTGACATGAACAATACAAACAATATAAATAGTGAGGCAGATGTGGATGGAATAGTAAATGTCTTAAAAGAGAAACTAGAGAACGCAATGGTTGTATCAGCAGAAGGAATAGTTTAGAGAGGAGGTGTTTGAATGGCTTATGATTTTTATTTGGATGGAGTACAATTACCAATCCCGCCTGGTAAGCTTGAAGTCAAAGTGACAAATAAAAATAAGACAGTTGATTTAATAAATGTTGGAGAAATAAATATATTAAAAAAAGAGGGACTATCTGAAATAAGTTTT